GAAAAGGTTAATTACAAAGTACCATAGAGATGCAGTCAAAAATGGTTCTGTTCCACCATATCACGAAAAACAAATCAGAGATGCAGATGCGGTTGAAACTAATGCTATGATGAAGGCACATAATTACTTTCATCCTGATGCAAAAACTGTAACCATGTATACAAAAGGTGATAAAACTAAAGGTATAGAACCAGATCCTGATTACTATCAAAAAGTTAAAGATTTTTGGGCAAAAAAAGGTGTTGATTTGCCAGAAAATATAGAAGACGTTAACTATAATTTACCACCATTTAACCAAACATTGGCTATTTACGTTCAAGCTGGTAGAAGTAGAGGTGGTGCTAAAAGAAGACCTGTAAAACAAGATCATGAATATATGACGAATGAATTTCAATCACAAAATTATTTTGGTAACACAATAGAAGACGATAAAAATCAAGAAGAGGTTATTGATGAAGCTAGAAAAGAAATCAATGAGATATTAGATAGAAAAAGAATTCAGATATTAAAAATTCAATTGAGTGATCCAGAATTATCGGATAGAAAAAGAGCTAATCGTCAAAAAGAATTAGATGATTTAGTTGCTCGGTACGGCGTCGCTTGATGAATACCCAACTCCTCTGTACATTCACCACTAACAAAAAGTTAGATCAAACTCTGATGGACATTAGCAGTAAGTTCAATGTTATCTATGAGAAGATTTATGTTCTACAGAATGAAGATAAACATAATGAGTTGATCTGTACTTATAATGTAGAGAAGAACAGAGATTTGGATTTCAATGCTGTTGCGAACACCATTTCACTACATAGGAAAAAAATTACAAACACACTGTACACGATAAATGCTCTGAATGAATTGATCATGGAGATAAACAACGGTGTGTTGGATACAAAATTTGAATTACCTTGGGAGATGTATAAGAACATGATTCTGATTACGAACAAGGAAGGGTTGTCCCGAATATCAACGAGAATACTAAAAATAATAAATATCTAAAAAACTACTTGACAAATAGAAATATTATATGTAAATTATTATATATAATATTTATAGTAGATAAACTATAAATAACAACATAAACATGGAGAATGATAATGGATATTAATGCGATTAAATCACGCTTGAATCAGTTACAGAATACTTCCTCAACAGCTAACGCTTTTTGGAAACCACAACCAGGAAAGTCACAGATTAGAATCACGCCATATATTGACAACAAAGATAATCCTTTCGTAGAATTATTTTTTCACTATAGTCTTGTTCCTAAGAAGACAGTACTTTCACCACTTTCATTTGGACGACCTGATCCTGTTCAACAATTTGCTGATAAGTTAAAAGCTTCTGGCGATAAAGATGAATGGATTCAAGGTAAGAGAATCGAACCTAAGATGAGGACATTTGCTCCTGTCATAGTTCGTGGAGAAGAATCCGAAGGTGTAAAATGGTGGGGATTTGGTAAGACAGTTTATCAAGAACTTCTTGCTATTATTGCTGATCCCGACTATGGTGATATATCAGATGTAATGACTGGTAGAGACATCGTTGTGGAGAGACAAACTGCTGCTGAAGCTGGTAATCAATATGGGAAGACAACTATTCGTGTCAAACCAAATCAAACAGCACTTGTAGAAGATGCAAATTTGAGTGATAACTTACTAAAGAATCAACCAAATATTATTGAACTCTACACAGAGCCGTCATTCGATGAGTTGAAAGGTCATTTACAGAACTTTCTAAATCCATCTGCTGCTGAAGAAACTACAGAGAAAGAACCAGAAATGGTTTCCACTCAAGCTTCTTCTAATGTAGAGGATGACTTCGATAAGTTATTTAACTCTTAATTAACACCGACATAAAAAGGGTGGTAGGTTTTCCTCCTTTTGCCTGCTACCCTTGTCGGTTTTTGGAGAACATATGTCAAAGAAAGATGAACTAGCCGAAGTTATTGCTTCGGAATTAAACAAACAATCTAAATCACATCAAGTTGCTTATTTTCTTGATGGAGTTCAAGAAACACCAACTGATGTAACAGATTGGATTTCTACTGGCTCTACCATATTGGATTTGGCTATATCAAATCGACCAGATGGTGGATTAGCCGCTGGTAGAATCACAGAAATAAATGGACTTGAAGGTAGTGGTAAATCTCTGATCGGAGCTCATGCTCTTGCCGCCACCCAAAAGAAAGGTGGACTTGCTGTCTATATAGATACTGAGTCTGCCGTATCAAGTGAGTTCTTACAGGCTATTGGAATCGATACCGAGAATATGCTGTATGTCCACTTGGAAACTGTTGAAGAGATATTTGATACTATCGAAACAATAGTTGCTAAAATCAGAGAATCCGATAAGGATAAATTGGTTACAATACTCGTGGATAGTTTGGCAGCTGCTTCAACCAAAGTCGAGATGGAAGCTGACTTCGACAAAGATGGTTGGGCTACTGCCAAGGCTATCGTGATTAGTAAGGCTATGAGAAAGATAACACAGTTGATTGCTAGACAACGGGTGTGTTTGATCTTTACTAATCAGTTGAGACAGAAACTTGGTGTTATGTTCGGTGATCCGTGGACAACATCAGGTGGTAAAGCTCTACCATTTCACTCATCAACTCGTATTAGATTGAAGAATGTAGGACAGATAAAAGACACAAAGAAGAATACAATCGGTATCAAGATACGAGCACAAGTTATCAAGAATAGGTTAGGACCACCACTGAGAAGTGCTGACTTTTCACTATACTTTGATAAAGGTATTGATGATTTTGGTAGTTGGTTGGAAGTGTTAAAAGGTCACAAGTTGATCAAACAAGCTGGTGCTTGGTATACACTAGAAGACCAAGATGGAAAGGAACATAAGTTCCAATCTAAGGACTTTGGTTCTTTGATGGCTGATGAAGACACACAGAAATATATCTATGATAAAATCTGTGAGGCTTCGATTCTACGATATGATTCAGGTAAACTTGGCATTGATGATGTCACTACATCTGATGAATTCGCCGATGAGTAAAGCCAACAAGAACCTGTTATCGAAAAGGTTCAATGAGTATAAAGAAGAAATATCTACTGAGCCTACTAGACGAAAACTTAACGACCACGCTCTATTAATAGATGGGTTGAATACATTCATCAGAGCCTTTTCGATAAATCCATCACTAAATGAAGATGGAAGTCATGTCGGTGGACTAATTGGATTCTTAAAATCAGTTAGGTTTGCTGTAAACAAATTCAAACCAACGAGATGTGTTATTGTATTTGATGGTAAACACGGTTCTAAATCTAGACAAAAAGTATACGATGGTTACAAGGGTGGTAGAAAAGTAAGAACTAGATTGAATCGTGTGGTGGATTGGGATATAAATGTTCAAAACGAAGCAGAGGCTATGAAAAGACAACTGAGTAGACTCGTGGAGTATATTGAAAATCTACCATTGACTATATTATCTATTGATGGGTTGGAAGCAGATGATGTGATTGCTTACACCACAAATACAGCACTGAAAGATTCTAAGATAACCATTATGTCCACTGATAAAGATTTCTATCAGTTAGTTAGTGATAGGGTTCAGATGTATTCACCTACCAAGAAGATAACCTATGATAAGGAATTGGTGAGAAAAGAGTTTGGAATCTACCCACAAAACGTTCTAACTTGTAGGGTAATAGATGGTGATAGATCAGATAGCATACCTGGAGTTAAAGGTGTGGGGACTAAGAGTTTGTTGAAAGAATATCCTGAGTTATCTGAGGACAAACCATTTGACATAAAAACCTTATTGGATTCTGCTAAACAGAAATCAACAAGGATATCAAAACTGATCTCAGATAGTGAATTGATAGTAAAAAGAAACTATTTGTTGATGCAACTAAAAGAACCAAATATAAACAATCATGCGAAGTTGAGAATATTAGATGCTATACGAGACTTGAAACCACAGATAGTAAAGTATAATCTACAAAAGTTATTGGTTCAAGACAAGCTATGGGGACAGATACCTAACTTTGATAATTGGGTAACAGAGTTTATGGAATTAAATCATTATTGGAATAATCAATGAGTGAACAAAAAAATATATCGGAATACGGATTTAACTTTCAGGTAAAGTTTATCGTATGTCTGATTACAGATAAGTTATTTTTAGAACAAATATATGATATATTAGATGAAAAATATTTAGGTAATGATGCTTTCAAATGGTTAGTCAAGGAGATAAAGGAACATTATTCTAAGTATAAAAAAGTGATGACAATGGATGTGTTTAAGGTTCAGGTCGGTGAAGTGGATAACGACTTACTTAAACAAAATATCCTTGATACCTTACGTGAGGTGGTCAAATATTTGGAGTCAGAAGAGTTAGATTATATCAAAGACAAAGCTCTTGACTTCCACAAGACACAAGTATTGAAAGATGCGATATTGAGATCAGCACAAATATTAGAAGTAGATGGTGATGTAGAACAGATAAAGGTAATTATTGATGATGCTATGAAAGCTGGAGCTGAAAGAGATATAGGACATGACTATCTACAAGATTTTGAAGAAAGATATTCTGAAACTGCTCGTGTCACTACACCAACACCTTGGGATTTGATGAATGAACTGATGCAAGGTGGGTTAGGTGCTGGTGAACTTGGTGTTGTTGTAGCACCAGCTGGTATTGGTAAATCTTGGGTGTTGAGTGCCATGGGTGCTTATGCTCTATCTCAGAAAAAGAATGTTGTTCACTACACCTTAGAGTTGAATGAGGCTTATGTGGGGTTGAGATACGATAGTATATTCAGTGGTGTAGAGAATCAAAATCTAAAATATCATAAAGAAGATGTACAAGAAAAGATATTTGATCTTGATGGTAAACTTACGATAAAGTATTATCCAACAAAAACTTGTACAGTAAACACGTTGGGTGCTCATCTGAAAAAGGTAACATCTTTTGGTAATCAAATAGACATGGTGTTGGTGGATTATGCTGACATCATGAGAGATGTGGGTAAGGCTCAAGAGATGCGACATGCTCTTGGAAATATTTACGAGGACTTACGAGGTTTGGCTGGTGAATTACAGGTTCCGATATGGACGGCAAGTCAGGCAAACAGAAGTGCTTTAGATGAAGATGTGATAGAAGCAACGAAGGTAGCAGAAAGTTATGCAAAGGTTATGACAGCCGACTTCGTAATGTCCTTGTCTCGTAAAGTAGAGGATAAGATAGGTAATACAGGTAGATTCCATGTGATCAAGAATAGATTTGGTCCTGATGGTTTGACATTTCCAGCAAAGATAAATACCAACATAGGTAAGATAGAGATATTTGAATCTACATCTAATCAAGGTAAGGAAGTTCAACAGAAGATACGAAATAGGGATAATCAGACGAAACAGATGTTATCTGCTCGTTATGATGATTTGATGAGTGATTAGTAATAGAAAAACCCTAACAGATTTTCTTGGTTATGAGGATTCTGATCTTAGATTTTATGAGATTCTAAGTGATAAGGACAACTACGATATAGAGACTGGTGTAGAAATCGTTTATCAATATTATAGAAAACATGGGTTTCCATATTATCAAATCAGAGAAGATGAGAAACACAAGCATTTGAGAAAGATGCAAAAGTTTAATATAGACACGATATTTAAAGACAATCAAATCATACAAACAATGCATGGGTTGAGATTGGCTTGGTCTTACTTTCCACATGCTTGGAGTGTAAAATGTGGTGGTGCAAAATATACACCAATGGATATTTATACAAGTGATGAAAAGTTCAAAAGTGCTATCAGAAAATGTTGGAAGTTATTTAATCGTGTAAATGATAATACGATTAGAAAGATTCTAAAGATCCACACTAACTCACAAGCCGTAAGTAACTTTCGACCAAGTGCTGCTAAACTGATATATGAGAAGTTTGGTGGTGATGTGATTTGGGATATGAGTTGTGGCTGGGGTGGAAGACTTATAGGTTTTCTAGCAAGTTCACGACCAAAGTATATAGGAACAGAACCATCAAGCAAAACATTTGAGGGATTGAAAAGGATAAAAAAAGATTTTAATTACTTGACAAAGTCAGTAGAATTACATAAATTAGGTAGTGAAGTTTTTGAGCCAGAGAAGGATTCTTTGGACTTGTGTTTCACTTCACCACCTTATTTTGATACTGAGAAATACTCGGATGAAGAAACACAGAGCTATGTTAAGTATCCGACTAAGGATGAATGGGTAAATGGATTTTTACAAAAGACTATTGAGAATTGCTACAGAGGATTAAAGGGTAATAAATACATGTTAATCAATATAGCAAACACACCAAAGTATAAATTTATTGAAGAGGAAACCATTAGGATATCTAAGGAGCTAGGGTTTAAACAAGAAAAAACAATCGAATTAACATTATCGAGTGTAATGGGTGCTGGATATAAATATGAACCGATATTTGTGTTTAAAAAATGAGAATAGTGCTCGTATATATTATATTTATATTTGGTAATAATTCATAACAAGAACGTTTCAGAGGCAAAATACATGAAAAAGAAGTTTACACTATCGGAGAATTTTATCAATAAGTACAAAAGAAGAAAAGCTCCGTTTGGTTTCAATGGGTTGGGTGAGTTGGTTTATATGAGAACTTATTCAAGAATCAAAGATAATGGAAAGAATGAACGATGGTGGGAAACTGTTCAACGTGTGGTCGAGGGGACTTACACGATGCAAATGAATTGGATTGAATCACATCAATTAGGGTGGAATCCCTGGCAAGCACAAAGATCAGCTCAAGAAATGTATGAGCGTATTTTTACTATGAAGTTCTTGCCACCTGGTCGTGGTCTGTGGGCTATGGGAACGTCCATTACAGAAGACAAAGGATTATATGCCGCCCTAAACAATTGTGCTTTCGTATCAACGAAAACACTAAAGGAAGATTATGCTAAACCTTTCTGTTTCCTTATGGATGCCAGTATGTTAGGTGTTGGTGTAGGATTTGACACCAAAGGTGCTGGAGAGATAGTAATTAAGGGAGTTGAAAAAAGTCGTGACGACCAAGTATACGAAATACCTGATACTCGTGAAGGTTGGGTTGAGTCTCTGAAGTTATTATTAGAAAGTTACTTTCATGGTCAAGCACCAGTGAGTTTTGACTACTCAAAGATAAGAGCAGCTGGTGAACCGATAAGTGGATTTGGTGGTGTTGCTAGTGGTTATGAACCATTGGAAGAAGTACATGAAGAAATCAGACAGGTTTTGGAAAAGAATAGTGGAGAACCAATCACAATAACAACAATCGTGGATATTATGAATCTCATTGGTAAGTGTGTCGTGGCTGGTAATGTTAGAAGAACAGCAGAGATTGTGTTTGGAGATCCACATTCAGAAGAGTATTTAGACCTAAAGAATTATAAAGTAAACCCACATAGGGAGACATATGGATGGACTAGTAATAATAGTATATTCGCTGAATTGGGTATGGATTATACAGAAGCTGCCAAACGAATTGTGGATAATGGTGAGCCTGGATTTGCATGGTTAGACAATATGAGAAAATATTCTCGTATGAAAAATGGTGGAGATAACAAAGACCATAGAGTTATGGGTGGTAATCCTTGTTTAGAACAATCATTAGAATCATACGAGTTATGTTGTTTGGTAGAAACATTTCCTGATAATCACGATGATTTTGATGATTATGCTAAGACTTTGAAATATGCTTATCTGTATGCTAAAACAGTAACATTGGGTAGAACTCATTGGTCAGATACAAATAGAGTAATGTTGAGAAACAGAAGAATTGGTTGTTCAGTAAGTGGTGTTGCTCAGTTTGTTACCAACAGAGGAATAGATGAGTTTCAACAGTGGTTGAACAATGGATACGATGTTATTCAAACGTGGGATAAAAGTTATTCAGATTGGATGGCAGTGCCTCGTAGTATCAAAACTACGAGTGTAAAACCAAGTGGAACTGTATCTCTATTAGCTGGTGCTACACCAGGACTTCACTATCCTGAATCAAGATTTTATATTAGAAGAATTAGGTTATCAAAACATTCGGAATTACTAGAACCATTGAAAAAAGCTGGATACTTAGTAGAACCAGCATTTGGTTCTGAGGATACTACTATGGTTGTTGAAGTGCCCGTAGATGTGGGAGAGGGAATCAGAACTGCTTCCGAACTCTCCATTTGGGAACAATTCTCATTGGCTGCGTTTTTACAACGACATTGGGCAGACAACCAAGTTAGTTGTACGGTTACATTTGATCCTCAAACAGAAGCAGATCAAATTGCTCCATGTTTGAATTATTATCAATATCATCTGAAAGGTATTTCGTTATTACCACGACATGATTATGGTGCGTATAAACAAATGCCTTATGAAGCTATTGATGAAGAAGAATACAATAAACAAGTAAAGAAACTTGGTAAACTATCCTTTGGTGTGATAAAGAATGAAGAGGCTGATGTCGATAAGTTCTGTAACAACGATAGTTGTGAAATCCCACCAATGCATGGTGATAATGACGATCAAGAATATGCAAACTAAAAAGCGGACAGGCAGACGACACACCTGTAGAAAAATGTGTCTTTTCATTAATGAACAACGAGGAGAACGATTATGAATTATCGTAATCTTATCACTTCTGTTCTACTAACAAGTGGTTTGTTTGCTCAAACTATCGTGGGTGTAGTGACAGATGTGAACTCAAAACCTTTGGCTGGAGCCAATGTAGTTGTCGAGGGAACTGAGAAAGGTGGTGTATCTGATCTTAATGGTAAGTACACTATCGATATTGGTAAATCTGGTGACTATGATGTAACTGCTTCATTCATAGGGTATTCATCAGTAACGAATCCTGTTACGGTGAATGACATAGTAGGAACTGTAAATTTTCTATTGGAAATTGATGCAGTTGCTCTAACAGCACTTGAGGTCTTGGCTTCTAGGGCTGATGAAAAAACACCTGTTGCTTATACAACGGTGACTAAAGAAGAGATGGAAATTCGTCTTGGTTCACAAGATATTCCAATGTCTCTGAATATGACACCATCAGTATATGCTACTGGTCAAGGTGGTGGTGCGGGTGATGCTCGTATCAATGTACGTGGTTTCAACCAAAGAAATGTTGCAGTGATGATAAACGGTGTTCCTCAGAATGATATGGAGAACGGATGGGTTTATTGGTCCAATTGGGATGGAGTAGGAGATGCTACTTCTTCCATTCAGATGCAAAGAGGTCTATCAGCTGTTAATCTTGCTACACCATCTATTGGTGGAACTATGAACATCATAACAGATCCTGCTGCTCTTGAAAAGGGTGGTAAGGTCAAACAAGAAATCGGTGCTGCTGGTTTCAAGAAAACAACACTCAATTATAACTCTGGTCTTATCGGAGATAAGTTAGCACTTAGTGGAACGATTGTTCGTAAAACTGGTGATGGTCTTATCGATGGAACTTGGACAGATGCGTGGGCTTACTATGTAGGTGGTTCATACGCTGTGTCTGATGACCAAAGGTTTGAGTTATATGCAATTGGTGCTCCACAAAGACATGGACAGAACCTATACAAACAGAACATAACAACTTATTCACAAGAGTTAGCTGGTGATATCGATGGATACGATGAAACTGCTTTCGCTGAAGGTGAGAAGTTTGAAACTGAAGCTGGTAGGTTCTTTAACCAAAATTGGGCACCCGTTGATACTGAGTATAAAGGTCAACAGTATTGGTATATGTATGGAGAAGGTGGATTATTCGGTGGTGGATTACAAGATCGAAAGATTGGTGGTCTGCTAAACGAAAGAGAAAACTTCTTTCATAAACCATTAGTTAACCTTAACCACTTCTACAACGTAAACGATCAAATCAAAGTAAGTTCAATCTTATATTGGAGTGGTGGTTCTGGCGGTGGAACTGGTACTTACGGAAGTGTATCAAGAGCTCCAGCAGTTGAGGGAGAACCTTGGTATGCATCTTCACCTTGGACTTGGGATTGGAATGCTGAGATTGCTCAGAACTCTGCTAATGTAGATTCAACATGGTCAGAAACCGAAAACCGTTCCACAGGTATACTTCGTAATTCAATCAATAGGCAAAATACCTATGGTTTGATTTCCAAACTAAACTATGATGTCAACGATGACTTAGAAGTTCAAGTTGGTATTGATTGGAGAACGGCTGGAATCGAACATGCTAGAGAAGTTCGTGATTTACTCGGTGGAGACTACTATGTAGACTACGCTGATGACAATGCACCAGATGGTAAGAAAGTTGGTTTAGGTGATATTATTGCCTACCATAACAATACTACAGTTGATTGGTTCGGTGCTTTCGTACAAGGTAAATACGACATCGCTAAGTTAAATCTATATGGTATGGGTGGGGTATCCACAATTGGATATTCTTATCAAGACCATTTTTCTGTTGAGAAGGAACTTGTAGAAGCTCCATCCATCACAACCTTTCAAGTAAAGGGTGGTGGTGTTTATAATCTTGATGACAGATTATCTGCTTTTGCTAATCTTGGATATGTTCAGAAACCACCAATCTTAGACAATGTGATTGACTACGATGGTAATGTTTCTTCCAATCCAGATAATGAGAAGTTCACATCAGCAGAGGTTGGTGGTTCTTACAGAAGTGGTAATGTTGCTATCAAAGGTAGTTACTACAACACACAATGGAAAGATAGAAACCTAACTCGTAATGTAGAAACTGGTGCTGGTGACTCAGGTGACACAGACATCATTTATCTTACTGGTGTAAATCAAAGTCATACTGGTGTTGAGGTAGAGGCTAAAGTTGCCCTACACGAAATGGTTGATGTAGACCTTGCTTTCAGTAAAGGTGATTGGAAGTTCGATGGAGATGCCAAAGGTGACTACTTAGAACAAGAGTATAATGAAGAAGGTCAGATTATCGGACAGATGACAACCGAATATGTTTATGCTCTAAACAATCTAAAAGTTGGTGATATGCCACAAACTGCTTATGTTGGTGGTTTAACACTAAAACCAATCAAAGGATTGAACATTCAAGGACTATTGAAAGTCTATGATGACAATTACGCTGATTGGTCACCAGAATCTCGTGAGGTAACGGGTGATGAGGATAGAGCACAAGTTTGGAAAGCTCCTGGCTATAACAAACTCGACCTACACTTATCATACAAACTACCAGAGATTGCTGGTTTGGACTTGACCTTACATGGTCATGTCTTTAATGTTCTTGACAATGTATATGTTCAAGATGCTACTGATAACAGTAAGTACAATGGCTATGGTGATAAACTTCACTTGGCTCATAATGCTGAAGTATTTTTGGGTACACCAAGATACTACAACTTAGGACTAACTGTTAATTTCTAAGATGATGAAATTGGGGGATTGAAATATATCCCCCTTTTTATCAAAAAAACCCTTGACTTATATAGGGTTTTTTTCGTATATTATCATATCGTAAATAGGAAAGTTATAATCTAAATGTATCAAAATATCTGGTGTGAAAAACGAGCAAGTAATCAAGTAGAGGTTCATCTTTGGGATGACAAAGCTGGTTATCAAAACTTTATCTTTAAGAATTATGCGTATGTAAAGGATGGTGCTGGTCAATACCAATCTATCTATGGGGATAAGTTAAAGAAAGTAGGTTATTGGACAGAAGAAGATTTCAAGACTGGTCGTGTGTTTGAATCTGATATTCCATTGGAGACTCGTATTCTAATTGATAGATATCCTGATTCAGATGATGTCTCAGAGAATCATCGTATTTTATATTATGATATTGAGGTTGAAGTTACTGATGGTTTTCCTGAACCAGCACAGGCTGAGAATAAAATTACATCTATAGCATTTCAAACATCACATGATGATAAGTCTTATGTTTATGTCTTAGGTGATAGAAAAGATGAAGAGAAAAGTGGTGCTTTGGTTAGGTTTTTTAAGAATGAGGCAGACTTGTTACAAGAGTTTCTTAGGTTTTGGTTAGATGCTAAACCTACAATCATCAGTGGTTGGAATATAGATCAGTTTGATACACCTTATTTGTATAATAGAATCAAAAAAGTTTTCGGTGAGGAGTTTGCTAATGCTCTATCACCTATTCAACAAGTTAGATATAATCAGAATAAAAAGAAGTATAGGATTGCTGGTGTCAGTAGTTTGGATTATATTGAGTTGTATAGAAAGTTTACCTATGTTCAGAGATCAAGTTATCGCTTGGATTACATAGGTCAAATAGAAGTTGACATGGGTAAGGTCGAATATGAAGGTACATTGGATCAGTTGTTAGAGAATGATATTGATAAGTTTATTGAATATAATTTGGTTGATGTGAAGATTGTGGTGGCATTAGAAGAAAAGTTGAAGTTGATCGACCTTGCTCGTGCTGTATCTCATATGGGTAGAATACCTTATGAGGAAGTGTATTTTAGTTCTAGATATATCGAGGGAGCTATGTTGACTTACTTACGTAAGTTGAACTTAGTTGCTCCTAGTAAAAGACATGATGCCAGTTATGATGATTCTGCTGGTAGGTTCAGTGGTGCTTATGTAAAAGATCCCAATCCAGGTAGATATGAATGGGTATATGATTTGGACTTGACCTCTATGTATCCATCTACTATTATGTCTCTGAATATATCACCTGAAACTAAGATTGGTAAACTTGCTGGTTGGGATGCTGAAGAGTTTATCAAGGGTGAGCAAAAAACTTATTCATTCTACCAAGGTAAGGAGAAGTTGAGAACATTCTCTACTGGTGAGTTAAAAGATTTCTTTAATAAAAATGAGGTGTCGGTAGCTTCAAATGGTGTTGTCTATAAAACATCTCAACGTGGTATCATACCAGCGATACTTGAAAAGTGGTTCAACGAAAGAGTCGAATACAAGGGTTTGTCCAAGAAGTATGGTAAGGAAGGTAACGATGAACTGCATGGTTATTTTGATAGGAGACAATATGTTCAGAAGATTCTTCTGAATAGTTTCTATGGCGTATTGGGGTTGACCGTGTTTAGGTTTTACGATATTGACAATGCCGAGGCTACCACCACCACAGGTGTAAAGTTGATTCAGTTTACAGAGAAGGTAACGAATCACTATTATAATAATCTTTTGGGTACTGATGAGGATTATTGTATCTACACTGATACTGATTCTGTATTCTATTCTGCTATACCTTTGGTGAAGAAGAGATATCCTGATGCCGATATTAGTGATGATAAGTTTATGACCGAGCAAATTCTAGATATTGCTTCTGAGGTTCAAGAGTATATTAATAAATCCTATATGTATTTTGCCAAGAAGTTTCTAAACATTGGTGAAGATCACAGGTTTGATATCAAACAAGAGGTGATTGCTAAGTCAGCGTTTTGGGTTACCAAGAAAAGATATGGTCAATGGATTATCAATGATGGTGGTTTGGAATGTGAGAAGTTGGATGTAAAAGGTTTGGATATTGTGAGGAGTTCATTTCCACCAGCATTTCAAAAGTTTATGACAAATGTATTGAAGGCTATTCTACATAATTATGAAAAGGATAAGATAGATCAGTTTATACTAAAGTTCAAAAGTAGTTTGAGTGATCATAATATAGATGATATTGCTCTACCTAGTGGTGTGAAAGGTATGAAAAAATATTTAGGAACTAAGAGTGGTGGTATATTCAGAATACCAAAAAGTGGTACACCAGCTCATGTTAAAGCTTCTCTGGCATACAATGATTTACTATCTCATTACAAATCTAATCACTTAGAACCGATTAGAAATGCCAGTAAGATCAAATGGGTTTACCTAAAGAACAATCCATTTCAGTTAGATGCTTTGGCTTACAAGGGATATGATGATCCCAAAGAATTGATGGATTTCATCAAACAATATATCGATAGAGATAAGTTATACAATCGTGCTTTGAACAAGAAAATACAGATGTTCTATGATGCTCTGTCTTGGGATATGCCGGTTGATAAACAAAATACTATCGAAAGATTCTTCTAAATAAACCTGGAGTTATAATGAATAAAATAACATTAGACACTTTCATACAGAAATATAATCTTGGTGGGAATGTAAATTCTGTCAAGTGGATTTCTGATGGGACAACACTTTCAACAAAATTTATATCAGGCGATAAGTCTTTGTTGGGACATGTTGAATTAGTAAAACAAACCTTGCCTGTATTTGAAGTCGGTGTTTATGATACTGCCCAACTAGCAAAGATGTTAGGGACTTTATCAGATAGTATCGAGTTTGAAGTAAATGAAGTAGATGGAACACCTACGAACTTTCATCTTTATGACAAAGTTCTTTCAGTTGATTATGTATTGGCTGCTCTTGGTGTGATACCTGATGTACCAGACCTAAAGACTTTACCTGAGTTTGATACTTTAGTGAATCTTGATTCTCAGTTCATCAACTCATTTATTAAGAGTAAAAGTGCTCTATCTGATGTAGAACATTTTACAGTTCAACCATCTGATAGTGGTGTTGAGTTTACCATTGGTTACTCTGATATGAACTCAAATCGTATCTCGTTGAAGGCACAGAGTGGTGCTGTCACCATCACTGAACCAATTACTTTCAATGCTGATCTTTTCAAAGAGGTGTTGAGTGCTAACAAAGAATGTTCAAAAGCTGAACTACAAATCTCTACTAATGGACTTGCTCATGTTGAGTTTAAGGTAGATGACTTTGTTGCAAAGTATTGGTTAGTAGCACAACAAGGTAATTAGTATGAGTTCACATGGACTATGGGTGGAACGTTACCGACCACAAGACTTATCGACTTATGTCGGTAACGAACACCTAAAAACTAAAGTAGAGAGGTTCTTAGATGATGGAAATATCCCACATTTATTACTTTATGGCAGAGCTGGCGGTGGAAAGACCACACTTGCTAAAATTATTGTTAATAATACTGAGTGTGATTATCTGTATATTAATGCTTCAGATGAGAGGAATATTGACCTCGTCAGAGACAAACTAAAGACCTTTGCTTCTTCTGTTGGTTTCAAACCAATGAAGGTTGTGATATTAGATGAGGCTGATTATCTAAATGTCAATTCTGCTCAACCAGCATTGAGAAATCTAATGGAGACCTTTTCTGCTCACTGTCGATTTATTTTGACATGTAACTATGTGGAGAAGATCATTGATCCGATACAGAGTAGATGTCAGACATACAAGATTGTACCACCATCGAAGAAAGAGGTCGCTGTTCACGCTAAAACTATCCTTGAGAAAGAGAATATTTCTTTCGACTTGGATGATCTGGCTTTAGTGGTAACTGCTGGATATCCTGATCTTCGTAAGGTGATCAATGAACTACAGAGGATGTCGATCAATGGAAAGCTGAGTGTGGATAAAGATGGGATGATTCACAATGAGTTCAAACTTCAATTTCTTGATGCTATCAGAAATGGAGAGAGTATAAGTACTATTCGTAAAATGGTTGCGGATAGTAATTTCACAGAGTACACCGAATTGTACCGACTTCTATATGATGAGGTTGAGAGTTTTGGTGTAGATAAGATGCCAGAGATCATAGCTGATATATCCAAAGGTTCGTATCAAGATGTGTTGGTTGTGGATAAAGAGATAAACTTTATCGCTACGGTGTCAAACATTCTAGGGAGAATATAATGAATATGAAACCACGAAAACCAATACCACAACCCAAACAAAAACAAGTTGAGGTTGATTTGAAAAGTGCTGAAACAATGAAATGTGCTGAGTGTGACAATACCATATTTATTCAAGGATATGTAATAAAAAAAATATCTGCGATTATGTCACCAACTGGTGAAGAGGTGATTGCACCAGTTCAAGTGTTTAATTGTGGAAACTGTGGTACAATCTTACCATTATCCAAGGAACTAGATGAACTTATTTAAATGGATAAATGAATTGTTTGTCGGTAAACGAGATTGGGATTCTTTCTCGGATGCCGACAAGAAGTCATTCTCACCTTTTATGGTGATAAGGTATCTCAGTATGGGTAAGGATTTCTTACCTTTGGTAAATCATATGCAGAATTACTGTATTCAAGATATGCCACACAAAGCTGTATATCAGTTTTGGTGTGGTATCTTACCAAAGAAAAAGACTTACTTAAAATATATTAAGGGTAAGAAAGATAAGTTTAACAAAGAGATCATTGATTATTTAGTTGAATATTTTGAGGTCAGTAGATTACAGGCATCGGAGTATATTCCATTGATACCAAAGGATAGTATGAAAGACTTACTAAGAGAGTTTGGTAAAACTGAAAAAGAAATAAAGAAGTTAGTTAGATGAATAAATTTTTAATGGCACTTTTGTTTTCAGTAGTGGGTAATATTATTGCTTGGATGCAGATGAATGGTCAGTTCAAATATGAATGGATGAGACAATGGTGGGTTGTGGGTTTAGCTGGAATACCTGTCAGCTATATGTTTTTCTATTCAACCAGATGGTATTATGAATATTTTAACAATTATTGGTATGTCAGACCGATAGGATTTAGTGTTGCTACAATTACATTTGGAACATTAGCTTGGTTTGTATTGGATGAATTGCCAGACACAAAAACAATAATAAGCTTGTTTTTATCAATTATTATTGTTATATTACAATTATCAAAGTAGAGGTTATATGAGTAAAAAAACAAAGGATGTCGTTACATTAATGGAAAAGGAATGGCCAGTAATGACAGCAGAATTTAGAAAGTTACAAAGAGAACAGTACGAGTTGTTTCTACATAAACAACATGATTATGGTCCTGGTAATATTTCAGTTGGAACTCAATTGAAAAATGCCGAAGAGATTAAGTTATCTCTTACAGGTCTTTGGTTCAGAATGAATGATAAACTACAAAGGGTAAAGACCTTGTTGATGACAGGTAGAGATTCTGCTGTAAAGGATGAGCCATTAGAAGATGCTTATTTAGATGTTAGTAATTATGGAATCATGGCTACAATCGTTGGTCGTGGAAAGTGGGGTAAATAGTGAATACACATTGGGGAGCAAAGAAAGAAAAAGCACCGAGAAAGGCTGGAAATCAAGCAACTGAAAAACACATATCAGTTCAAGACAATCGAATATACTTTTACTCTGGTGTCAACAGAAACTCTTGTGTTGAGTTGAATAAAAAAATTAGTGAATTAGAAGCAAAAAGCTTGACTTTGTCAAATACTCTTGGTATATTACCACCATCAATAAAGGTGTTTATTAATTCAGGTGGTGGAACTATCGTGAGTGGTATTGCTTCTATGGATACAATGCTAAGATGTCAAGTTCCAATTGAAACTTATGTCGATGGATTTTCTGCCAGTGCCGCTACATTTTTAACTGTGGTCGGTGAGAAAAGATACATGAGTAGAAATTCATATATGTTGGTTCATCAGTTATCAAGCACCTTTTGGGGAACATACAGTAACTTTGAGGATGAGAAGAAAAACTTAGACTTAATGATGAAAACAATAAAAGACATTTATAAAAAATACACTAAACTACCTATGAAGAAATTAGATGAGATATTGAAACACGACTTGATGTGGGATGCCAAGACTTGTTTAGAGTATGGGATGATAGACGAGATAGTATGAAGTCAATATCACATTCACAGTTCAGTGCCTATAACGAATGTAACCTAAAGTGGAAACTTCGTTATATAGATAAACTCAGTAAATTCAGTGGTAGTATTCACACTGTATTTGGAACTGCTATGCACACTACGATACAGGCATATCTAACTGAATTTTATAACAAGTCAATCAAATCAGCAGACTCTATGGATTTAGTCACGATGTTGAAAGAAGAGATGATCAAAGAGTTTACACAGATTCGTGAACAACATAAAGTAGATGTGTGTGATCAAAAAGAACTAACAGAGTTTTATGAAGATGGTGTGGCAATAATCGAAGGATTCAAGAAAGATCGTGCTAAGTATTTCATGAAGAAGAACTATGAGTTAGTTGGTATTGAACTTCCTATATTTGATCAACCACAAGAGGGTGTTCAGTTCAAATCCTTTTTAGATGTAGTGATCAAGAACAAGATAAATGATAACATAAAAATAATTGACCTTAAAACTTCAACCCGTAGCTGGACAGATTATCACAAAAAGAACTTCTACAAAACATCTCAGTTGATATTGTATAAACAAAAATACTCTGAGAAGTTTGGTGTTCCATTGGATAAGATATCTGTTGAGTTCCTAATACTAAAACGTAAAGTACCAAAGAAGAGTGATTGGCCTATCAGTAGGTTACAAAGATTTGAGCCTGCTCATGGTAGTGTTACTCTTAATAAAGTGAACAAAGCTTTCAATGAGTTTCGTGAACTTATATTTGATTCAAAGGGGAACTATAGAACCGATAGAGAATACAACGCCTCACCAGGCAGTGCTTGTAAATTCTGTGAGTTCTATGATACGGAGCATTGTAAATGGGGGAAAATCCTTTAAGAGTAGGGATTGTCGGTAGTCGTAAATACGAGAACCGAAAGAAGATAAAAGACTTTATATTCAAACTAAAGAATGAAAAGGGTATTGACACTGTGGTGGTTGGTAATGGTAGTAAGAATGGAGCTGGTAAGTATGTTAAAAAATATACTTTAGAGTTTGGATTACAATATCAAGAGTTTCCACCATTTCATGAGAATTGGAATATTTACTGTCCTAAGAATAAAAGTGATTATGGTAAACCATATAATGCTAAAAACTATTTTGCGAGAAATAAAATAGTAGCTGCTTACTCCAAATATTTAGTGGCATTTATTCCTAGAGGTGATAAATCACTACATGCCAAATCGACAATCGAATATGCTAAAAAGTTTGGAAAAAAAACCATCGTTATAGATTAGATATATATATTTATGTATATATGAAGAAACAAATAAAACTAACATCGGTGAAGATTATAGAAAGTCTTTATAATAATTTCAAAATAAAAACAGTGAATTCAAATATGAATTTACAAAAACTAGTAAACAGAGCAATTCATCAATATCTAAATGATGAAGAGATCAAAGAGTCAATCGAAACATATGATAAATTACATTTGAGTGGGAGTCAATTTTGAGAAGTTTATTATACAAAGCATTGGAAAGTTATTTACAAGGTAACATAGATAAACATGTTGCTAATGTTAAAATACATGCAAGCGCTGCAGTTGGTGTTGCCGAACATTCCGACCATATTGAAACAATAGATAAGGAGTTGGGGAAGATAGCTGAGTTTGAAGATCGACTTGAAGTGCTGAGAAAGTATTTCAAAGAAAAAGAAATTCTGTAATAAAAGGTAAATGGTTATATGAGTAAGAAAAAGAAAATATTATTACTATCTGATGATCTGAGAATGCACAGTGGGATTGCCAAAGTGTCTAAGGATATCGTGATGGAAACACTCAATGAATACGATTGGGTTCAGATTGCTGGGGCTATCAAACATCCTGATAAAGGTAAGGTTTTTGATATGTCTGCAGGTTTGGAAGATTATGGAATTAAAAATGGTTATTTAAAAGTATATCCAACTGATGGTTATGGTGATGGTCCTTTACTAAGAGAGATTATGAAGGTAGAAAAACCTGATGCTATACTTCACTATACTGATCCTAGATTTTGGATTTGGTTATACAAAATGGAAGCAGAGATTCGTAGGGATATTCCGATATTCTATTACAATATATGGGATGATTTACCAGATCCACAATACAATGAATTATACTACAGAAGTTCTGATTTATTAATGTCAATATCAAAACAAACCTATGGTATAAATAACAGATTATTACCTGATTACGAAGATTGGCAAACAACTTATGTACCACATGGAATTTCACAACGTAGGTTTAAAAAAGTAGAAGACACTGATACTGATATGTTAGCATTTAATGATAAATTTGGATTTGCTAACAAGAAGTTTAGAGTTCTGTATAGTAATAGAAACATTCGTAGAAAAATGCCTGGTGATGTAGTGTTGGCATACAAGTATTTCGTAGATGCTTTGCCAGAAGAAGAAAGAGATGATTGTGTATTGATATTTCATTGTGCTCCAAGTGATCCCAACGGAACTGATTTACCACGAGTGTGTAGACATCTGATGCCAGACTATAATGTGGCCTTTACATATACGATAAACAATGGACAACCATTTGATGACAAGTTAATGAATCTATTGTTTAACTCTGCTGATGTTTATGTTAACATGGCTAGTAACGAAGGATTTGGATTGGGTAGTTGTGAAGCACTCACAGTTGGAACACCAATCATTGTAAATATGACTGGTGGATTACAAGACCAATGTGGTTTGAGAGATGATGAAGGAAACCTATTAACAGCAGAGGATTATATTGAATTAGGTAGTAATCACAGAGGTAAGTATAAGACTCATGGAGAGTGGGTAAAACCTGTTTATCCAGCGTCAATATCTCTACAAGGTTCACCACCAACTCCATATATTTGGGACGATAGATGTAATCCTGAAGATGTGGCTGTAAATCTCAGAGAGTTTTATGACATGGGTAGAGAAGAAAGAAAACGACTTGGTGCTCTTGGTACTAAGTTCTGTAGAGAAAATCAAATGACAGCAACTGCTATGGGTGAGAACTTTATCAAATCTATGAATGGTGCTTTTGATAATTGGAAACCTAGAATTCGTTACACTATGGAGAAAGTATGAAGAAACAAGTATTGATGTGTGCTCCGTTTAATACCCGTAGTGGTTATGGAGATCATGCTCGTTCTATCTTTTATTCAATAATGGATAGAGAAGATTTTGAAATTAAATGTGTTGATGTTCGTTGGGGTGAGACTCCACGAAATCATCTTGATCCCAAAATACCAAAACATAAGAAGTTGTTAGATACGTTCACTGATGGTCAAAATATTCAACAACCTGATATCTATATTGATATAAGAATACCAAATGAGTTTCAAACTCCAGCAAAATTTAATATTGGGATAACTGCTGGTGTAGAAACTGATGTGGTTTCACCTGAGTTTCTCATGGGTTGTAATCAGATGAATTTAAATCTCGCTACCTCTAAGTTTACTGCGGCTAATTTTCATAGATGTGCTTATGATCAAACTAAAGAGGTAAACGGTCAGAATCAAGTTGTTGGTCAAGTAAAACTTACTTCACCTATGGGGGTTTTATCTGAGGGAATTGATACTACTATATACAAACCCATTAAAGATGCCGGTAAAAGTGATGATCCGTTTAAAAAAGAAATCTATGATATGATTGATGAATCATTTGTATTTCTTCATGTAGGTCAGTGGGGTAAAGGGAAGTACGGTGAAGATAGAAAAAATATAGCTGTAATGATAAAATGTTTTCTACAGGCATTTGCTAATCAACCAAATCCACCAGCATTGTTATTGAAAACCAATGGTGCTGACTTCTCACATTTGGATAAAGATGATGTGATAAAAAAGATACAGAAGGAAAAGGATAAGTTTAAATCCGCTGACTCCTTACCTAATATTTATTTACTACATGGTGATTTGACATTAGAACAAATGGCTCTGTTGTATAACTTACCCAAGGTCAAAGCTATGTTGAGTTGTACACATGGTGAGGGTTTTGGACGACCATTGGCTGAAGCTACATGTTGTGACTTACCAGTTATTGCTACAGGTTGGAGTGGTCAGATGGACTTCTTGAATCCAAAACAATCTACTTTGATTGAGGGTGAATTAAAACCAGTGCCAAAGAGTATGATATGGAAACCAATTTTAGTAGAACCAAGTAAATGGTTTTGTGCTGATGAAGGTGATATTATAAGAAAACTTAGATTTTTCAAGAAGAATCATAAGAAACTAAAACATCAGGCTAAAATATTAGGAATGACAAATCGTAAAAAACATTCTCTTGATACTATGAAAAAAGAATTCAATAAGATGTTGGATAATGTTATTTCACAAATTCCTGAAACACCAAAACCAGTATCACTAAAATTACCTAAGTTAACGAAGACAAAAAATAATAAACCATCGGCAAAAATCAAACTACCTAAGTTGAAGAAGGTTACTTGATGTTCTTAGAAGTTCAATGCCCTTTGTGTTTAGAAGATGGGAGTGATATAAACAACTCTCTGATATTACTTGGTGATGATCAACAGAATATGCAGTGTACAAACTGTGGGTATGCTTCTAATTCAAAGTACAAAGGTGAGATCGGTGATATCTTAGAAAACTATCCTAAAGATTTTATCAATGTCTGTAGACAAGTTAATGATCGATGGTGGATACCGGCAATATATCAAACCGAAAAATATATGATAGCACCAAAGATAGTCGAAGACAAACTAACATGGGTGATAAGAGATCAATCGATTCTCAATGCCGAAGATGTATCTATGCCAACATTTTACGATGCCTATGTCGTGATACAAATGATGGAAACAAGAAGTGGCGACAAAGTACAAACACCATAGTAGAATAATAAAATCTGATCATGTAATAAGTACTGCTCAGATTATGGAAGGTATGATCCTAAATTTTGATTACAGCACTCAACGAGCTGGTGCAAAAACTAATGACTACACTCCAATTGTCCTTGTTTTATATGTTGATAGAGGTAAAAAACTAATAGAGGGTATAAATTTAAATTACTTGGTTTTACCAAAAGTAAAGAAAATATTTAAATTAACTAGAACTAGATTACAAACAGAAATACAGAAGGATGAAAAGGTAGTTGGTGTTAGTAAAGATTTTACAAGAGTGCCGATATCAGCATTTAGAAAACGAAGTCAGATAACACCTGAGAGATATTATAAACAGGTTATAAAAGCTGATCCTGATTTTGCAAAGGCATATCGTAGTTATAAATTTGATAATATTACTGGTGCTCAAGTAGTGGATTTAAAAGAGGATATATTAAAGTGAAAATAAGTTACTCTATGTTAGTCCATAATGAAGACAAGACTTTAGAAAAATTACTAAAGTTTTTAGTCAAGTGGAAACAACCACAAGATGAGATTGTTATCTTAGATGATTATTCCGACAATGAAAAGACCAAACAGATATTAGATTTCTATGTATCAGCACATGATATAGTATATGAACAAAGAAATCTATTGGGTGATTTTGCTTCACAAAAGAATTACCTAAAGAACATGGGTAGTGGTGATTATAGTTTTAATCTTGATGCTGATGAAATGATTAGTAGATGGATGATTCAAAATGTACACGAGATCATAGCTGGTAATGAGGGAATAGATTTAATTTTATTACCACGAATAAATACAGTAGATGGGATAACAGAAGAACATTGTAGAGCCTATGGATACAGATTAGATGAGAATGGATGGGTAAACTTTCCTGATTGGCAAGGTAGAATATTTCGTAATCGACCAAATATCAGATGGCAAAAGAAAGTTCATGAACAGATAACAGGTTATAAAACTTATGCTACATTACCAACTGATAAACCATTTTGTATACTACACCCAAAAACAATAGAAAAACAAGTAGAACAGAATAGATTTTATAATGAGGAGATAAGTGGTATAAAAAGATGATTAAGATAAAGTTATGTGAACATCAAGTTCATAGAAATGAAACAACATTTAGACCATTTCTTATGGCACAAAACTTGTTTCGTGATGTTGGTATAGAGTTTACCAGTGGTGATACTTACGATTATGCCTTTGTTGGTCAAGCCAGTATTATAGATAAAAAGAAACCACTTCAAGAATCTGTTGATAAGGGGTTAGAATTTGTATCAAAAATTACAGGTGATTATTTTATAGTCGATGGTCAAGATTCAACATCTTTGATAGGAACGATAGACGTTTTCAGAGAGTCAAATGCTATACTATTTCTAAAGAACAGTTATCTTAAAGACTTTAATTTATACAAACAAGGTTGGGCTAATGGTAGAATGTATTGGGGAAAGGGAAATTATTCTGTGCCAGACATTGATCAACTTAAACCTAAAATGAAACTAACTGGTTGTAATTGGTTATCTACGATAACTCCACGATGGTATAATGTTTTTAATGAAAAAAAATATGATATATCTTGCATGTTTGGTTATCCTATTATTACAAAAAATTATGAACATGGGTTATATCAAAACGAATATTACGAGAGTCATAGAAAGAAACTATTAGAAAAAATAACACCAAAATATAATTACATTGGATTAGAAAATGGTAAAAAGGTATCGGGTGAAGAATATTTTCAGAAAATGTCAAAGTCTAAAATTATAATGTCACCGATTGGATTTGGTGAAATGAATCCAAGAGATGTTCAATCTGCTATGTTAGGTTCTGTATTGATCGAACCTGATATGAGTTATATTTTATCAAAACCATTTATTTATGAAGATAATAAAACTTACATAGCTGTAAAATATGATTGGTCTGATCTAGAGGAAAAGATTGATTACGTTTTATCTGATTATGATAACATAAGAAATAGATTGGTTTATAATTTTAGAAAATCTTTTATCGAACAATACGATGCAAAAAATTTAGTCATACATTTTTACAACATATTAAAGGGTTTAATCAATGAGTAATATAGATAATATAATAGATAGTTTAACAGTAAAACCAAAGTTTATACATAATGATTTTACAGATTTTGTACCAGGTAAAACACCTGTATTTTATTCAGGACCATATTGGGACAATCAAGAGGTGCGGATGGCACTAAAAGGTTTTTTAACTGGTAAGTGGTTAAGTTCTGGTGAGAATGTGTATAAGTTTGAAAAAAAGTTTGTCAATAAGTTTAATACTAAATATGGTGTGATGGTAAACAGTGGTAGTTCTGCCAATCTCGTAATGATAGGTGCTATTAAAAAAGTATTGAAGTGGAGTGATGGTGATGAGATAATAGTATCACCGGTTGGGTTTCCAACAACTATAGCTCCGATAGTACAACATGGTATGGTACCTGTTTTTATTGACATAGAATTTGATACATTGAATTTTGATGTTGATTTGATAGAAGAAAAAATAACAGATAAAACTAAAGCAATATTTTTATCACCAGTATTAGGCAATCCACCTAATATGGATAAACTAATGAGTTTATGTGAAAAATATAATATAGAAATGATATTAGATGGTTGTGATAGTTTAGGTACAAAATGGAAAGACAAGTTATTAGTGGAATACAGTTTAGCTTGGAGTAATTCTTTCTTTCCATCACATCATATAACCACTGGTGAAGGTGGTATGGTTTCAAGTAATAATGCTGAGATAGTATCTACTGCTCGTAGTATGGCATGGTGGGGTAGAGATTGTTATTGTGTTGGTCCTGCTAATTTATTACCTCACGGTAGTTGTGGGAATAGATTTGATAATTGGTTACCTAACTATGATGGTGTAATGGATCATAAATATATCTTTACCAATTTAGGGTATAACTTAAAACCATTAGATTTTCAAGGTGCTATTGGATTAGCACAAATGGGTAAGGTTGATGAAATTCATGTTAAAAGAAGAAATGCTAAGAAAGTATTAACTGAAATGATAGAAGATATTTTAGATGTTTATGTTCCAAAAGAATTACCAGATGCAGAAACATCTTGGTTTGGAACTCCCATTATTTGTGAGAACAAGGAATATAAAACTAATTTGGTAAATCATCTAGAAAAAAACAAAGTACAGACCAGAAATTATTTTGCAGGAAATATATTGTTACATCCTGGTTATTCAAACTTAGATAAGTGGGGTGACTATCCACTTAGTAATGAAGTTTTGGATAGAGTGTTTTTTATAGGAGCTGCTCCTCATTATACCGACAAGGTTTTTGAATATATCAAAGGTGTAATTAAGGATTTCTGATGCCAGATTTACAATCATCATTAAAATCACAAGGTGATTATGTTACTCAAATTATACATTTTGTTGGTGGTGTAAAACGAACTTTTGAAGGTATAAAAACTGCTGAGATAAAACAAGGTCAGATGACTAAATTAGAAACAAAAGATGGTAGAATTATCATGATAAATGACAACAACGTTTTGTGTATAGAGGTTTTCAGTGAGTAAGGTTTTAGTAATAGGTGATGGATTATTAGGATCAGAGTTAGTAAAACAAACTGGTTGGGATTATGTTAGTCGAAAGAAAAATAAAATAACATTGAATAGGTTATTACCAATAATTTTAGCTGATAATTCCAAAATTATCGTAAATTGTATTGCGAATACGGACACTTATTCTAATGACAAAGAATCAATGATAGATGTAAATTATAAATTTGTAGTTGATTTAGTAAATGAGTTAGAAATTGGATACCATAATTCTAAAAAATTAGTTCACATTTCTAGTGATTATGTATACAGTAATTCAGTTCAATATGCTAGTGAGGTTGATGTTCCAATACACAATCAAAGTTGGTATACCTATAGTAAACTTTTAGCAGATGGGTATATTGAAAGTTATTCAAAAAATTATCTCATATGTAGAATGACACATAAACCAACACCCTTTCCTTATGAAAAGGCTTGGAAGAATCAAGTAGGTAACTTTGATTATGTCGATGAACAAGTAAAAAAATTAATAAAATTAATAAATGTTGGAGCTACTGGAATTGTTAACATTGGTGGAGAGGATACTTCAATGTATGAGTTAGCATTGAAAACCAATTCTAAAGTTAAACCAAATGAATGTGAACATCCTGTTCCAAACATCTTAACTATGAACACAAACAAGATGAAGGAGTTATTGAAATGAGAGTTACAAATGTAGATTCACTTTCAGCATATTTTGATAGATTAATATCAGAAAAAATTAAATGGTATTTTTTTGATAAGGATGGTAAAGAAGAAGAAGCTCTACATCAAGAGGCTGTCATCAAAGAGATAAGAATAAAGTTAGTTCAGTTACTTGAAGAGTCTTTTGAAAATCATAATTACGAGCATATTGGAGAAAAAAGAACCTTTGATGAAGCTAAACTTATCTTAGATGTAGAAAAATTGGTAACAGATGATTTAGGTGTGGGTGCTGCTTATTATGAAAAAACCGATGGTGAACCAACTTTAGAAAAGTTTCTTGTAAATGAAGCAAAACTAAGAGTTGCAAATGAATCAAGAGGTAGACAAAAAAATAGAATAGACGAAATCTTTTCAAAGTTAATAAATGGTGAGGGATAAACCATTTCCACATATTGTATGGGATAGTTTTCTTGATAAAAAAACGTTAAGTTTTATAGAAGAAGAGTTTCCACATGAGGAATCTGATTTTTGGACTTGGAAATCAAACGATGAAAATAGCATTAAATATATGTGTCAAGATCAAAATCTAATTCAACAATTACCTAATATAAATAATTTAATAAAATACTTGAATAGTTCCTATTTTTGTAGTATATTAGGTAGCATATTTAAAATACCTAATTTAGTTAGTGATGATGGTTTAGCTGGTGGTGGATTACACATGATAGGAAGTGGTGGATTTTTAAAAGTTCATGCTGATTTCAATCAATCTGATAAAAAACCAGGATATCATAGAAGACTAAATTTAATACTGTATTTAAATGATAATTGGAAAAGTAGTTATAATGGAAATCTTGAGTTATGGAATACAGATTTGACAAAAGCTGAAGTTGAAATAGAACCTGTATTAAATAGGATGATTTGTTTCAATACACAACCAGATGGAGACACTATTGCTTATCATGGTCACCCAAAACCATTAAATGTACCAAGGTGGATTCATCGAAAGTCACTAGCATTATACTATTATACAAAGGATAAACCTAATAATGTTTTTTCTGAGAAACATAAAACACTTTACGTGGATATGGTATGAGTAAAAAAATAGTTATAGTTCCGACTTTTGCTGAGAGTCATTTAATTAAGTGTCAAATACCTAATATTATCGATACTATAGATCCTGATTATATAGTGTATCAAGAGGGATTGTTTCCTAATGGTACTGAGGGTAATAAAACCTATGATTCCAATTGGTTGGATAAATATACTTTAGATGGAAAGAGAGGATGGGATTGGTTAGAGTTGAGTAATATAGTAGATGATGCTCAACGAAAGTATCCAAATACTAAAATAATACTAAACAATATCGAATATAAACAAGGTATGTCTTCTACGGATTGTTATTTGAGTGCTTGTTTAAACTTAGAAAATTTAGATATTAAATTTGAAGAGGGTGATTATATTTTTCCATATGAAGGTGATGTATTCCATCATGAAAATGATAAGGAAAACATACAAGGTTACATTAATCAAATAGAACCTGGTCAAGGTTTTCGTAGTATTTGGATAGATTATATGCAAAACTTTTGGTATGTTGAGCACATGAGAATAGTTCCTTACTTGTATGAAGGTTTAGATAATGAATATATGACACGAAGAATTTGTATTAGGTATGACAAGGGTGGAAAGTTTTATAAACAAGTGTTAGATAATTTTATGACTATTGATTATCATAATCCAATTAAGGGGTATGGGATGTTATATCCTACTGATTTGATAACCTATCACTATGCTTGGATACGACCTAACAAATTTAGAGAACTTAGATGTGATCAATTACAGAGAAGTGGGACTTATTGGGATGATTTTTGCCGTGGATTAGATGAAGCTGATCAGTATGAATCGTCTGAAATAGTCGTTAGACCAAAGGTTGCAGATGATGATTTACGTAAACATATTAAGTTTTTTGATAAATTTGAACACCCTAAACATATCAAACAACATGAGTGTTGGGTTGAGTTGAGTGATGATGTCAGAGATCGTCTTAGAAATTAATCACTTGTTTAGGGTTTAAAATATATATTTATTAGTATATTAATAAGGTTATAGTTAATGAAAAAACTCATATACACCCTAGCAGTTAATAAAGAAGGTAGGAAGGTTGACGATGCAGGTATATTTAAAACCACAAAACAAAGCTGGGAACACTATTGTAAGAAATATAATATAGATTTTTATGTGATTGATAAACCACAATTTGATGTGGGTACACCTCATTGGTTTAGATACTTTATATTTGATTTAAAACCAGACTATGATAGATACCTCTACATTGATTCTGATATAATTGTTCATTGGAATGCTCCTGATATTTTTGAACAATACAAAGATTTAAAAAAATTATATGTCGTTAGAGATAATTCTGGTTTAAGTTGGATATGGGAAAGTATAACTGCATATAAACAATTATTTGAAGACATTGATTTGGATTGGGAAAGATACTTCAATTCAGGTGTTCAATTATTTGATCAAAGTCATAAAGATTTATTTCAATCATTTAAACAATTTTACATAGACAATGCCGAGAGCATATTTCAATTCCAAAAACAGGTGAGAAAAGGTTTTGATCAAACTCCTTTTAATTATTTCAATGCTTACAATGAAACAGACATAGAGTTTATGTCTGAAAAATATAACCTTGTTCATATGGTTAGAAAAGAGATATTACAAAATTATTATTTTATGGACATGGGTTGGTTCTGGCATTTTAATGGTATACCAAGAGATTTTCAAGATCAATTTATAAAACAATTATGGAAAAAAATTAAAAAAAATTATGTCAAAACACCAGACATTGACCTTTTGATTGAAAGTATTAATGAGGATAAACATGTTAATCTTACCACCACATCCGATCAGTTTAAGAGAGATGTGTGGGATTTTTTCAAAGATTTTAAAGATCAAATCTGTGTTGAATTTGGTACACATAAAGGGCAAACTACGAAGATTTTATCCACAAAAAATAAAAAAGTTTACACAATTAACATTAATGAAGACTCACTAACAACTGCTAAGAAATTAAATGCCGATATAGATAATATCGAGTACATTCCATTTGACTTATATTCTAGTGACATTTTAGATATAAAAGGTGCTTCTGTTTTTATGATTGATGCTGGACATAAATATAAACAAGTTGTATCTGATATAGAAAGATGTCTTTCTATGATTACAGGTGATAAATGTTATATTATTTTTGATGATTATGGTTTAAATACACATGAAGAAAATGTAAAGGTAGCTGTGGATGAATACATATCCTCTAATAAAATTAAAATTGTAAAGAAAATAGGTCATCAAAAAGGACATATGTTTGCTCACAAATTTTTAAAAGATAGTGAAGGTTTAATTTGTCAGGTAGTTAAATGAATAAATTAAGAAATAAATATGTAATTGGAACTCATGTGATGTGGTTCGAGATAGAGATGTATGCTGACTTCATAAAGGGTATGGTAAATCTATTAGAAACTGTAGAGAATAAAGAAAATGTCACCGTTGACTTGTGTTTAAATGTGTTAGAGCATTTTGAAAAAATAGATGCTGAAAAAATAAACAGAGAAGATATATTAAATAAGTTCAGAGCTGGTGTCCATGAAATTGAAAAATTAGGATACAAAGTTAATTTTGATATCATTGGGTTAAAAAAAGATGATGGGTTTTATTTTCATACTGATTATAGAAGAGATTTGAATTATAACTACTGTAAAAAAGTGGATTATGTGATGTGGGGTGAAACTGATAGTTTCTTTCCAAGAGAGGCATTTCAAGTGATTGAGACTTTATCTCAATATACAGATGAACAAAACATACACAGATATCTGATGAGTTTTTCAGATAGAAAAATGTGGGATAGTTCTTGGGACCCGTTGGTTCATATAGACTATCGTGATCATGTTTTTGTTGATGATGAAAACGGACATTTAAATCCTAAACAGGCTAAATCACAATTGTCAATAGAAAAGATGAATGAGATAAATTCTAAAGCTAATGAATTTGATTTTTCATATATCAAACATCCAAAGATAAGTGGTGCTTGTTTGGTGTTGTCAAGTGATTTGATAAAGTCTGGTGTGAATATACCATCTTGTTTATTATATAATGATGATGAGGGTTTATCAATATTATCTCATAAACTGATGGGACAAAACTTTATTCAGTTTGTTTGTCAGAATGTTTTACACGTTCATGCTAGAAGACATCCACAAAAAAGATTGTATGTAAAGAATGAGGACAATCCACACTCATTTCTTAATGAAAAAAATAATAAATTTAAACAATTTCTAGAGTTGTCTAGACACAACATCGGAGTGTTGGTTAGTGGTCAAGGAAAATTTAAAGAGTATAATGATTTAAAACAGATATTGGAGTCGGAATGAATAAAAGAGCTTTAATTACAGGTATAAATGGAATGGATGGTAGTCACCTTGCCGACTTTCTATTAGAAAAAGGTTATGAAGTATTTGGTATGGAGAGAAGAACATCAACTCCTAACAGAACTAATAGTTGGCATTTAGAAGATAAGATCACTTTTTTAAATGGTGACTTAACTGATCAAAATTCATTAGTTAGGTGTTTGGTTAAATCTAATCCACATGAAGTGTACAATTTAGCTGCTATGTCATTTGTAGGAGAGAGTTGGAACACACCAGAACAAACAGGTGATGTTACAGGTCTTGGTGTTTTGAGAATGCTTGAGGCTATACGAGAGTATGGTAAAGACATCAAGTTTTATCAAGCATCAACTTCTGAACTCTATGGTAGAATGGTTGAGAATCCAGCAAAGGAAACCACACCATTTTATCCTAGATCACCTTATGGTGTTGCTAAACTATATGGACATTGGATTACAAAGAACTATAGAGAATCTTATGATATGTTTAATGTCAGTGGTATTCTGTTCAACCATGAATCAGAGAGACGAGGTGTTGAGTTTGTAACTCGTAAGATTACTGATGGTGTTGCTAAGATTCATTTAGGACTAAAAGATCACATCAAGTTAGGTAACTTAGATGCTAAAAGAGATTGGGGATATTCACCTGATTACGTTAAGTCTATGTGGATGATGTTACAACATGATGAGCCAGATGATTATGTGATTGCTACAGGTGTGGAACATTCGATTCGAGATTTTCTTGATGTGGCTTTTGAGTGTGTTGACATAGAAGATTGGGAAAGGTTTGTTATTCAAGATGAACGATTTATGAGACCAGCAGAGGTTGCTGTTTTATGTGGAGACTCAACAAAAGCTCGTGAGGTGTTGGGATGGAAACCAGAAACTTCGTTTAAACAAATGGTTTCTAACATGGTTGGTAACGATATAGATTTGTTGTCATGATAAAAATAAAACTATCTGATAACTCCAATATGAAATGTTTTGGTGCTTTGTTAATATCAAATCAAATAGGTATATTGTCTGATTATAGTATTGAATTGACCAACTCAAATGATTATGATTATGAGTTTGTTGATATGAATCAGTGGACTCAGAAAGGTAAGAGTTTAGAAGAGAGTGTTAACTATGGATTAGAAAACATGTCTAAAAAATCAGGAGATTACTTCATGTTTCATGGCGGTGGTGGTACTGATTTACTTGGTGGTTACGAGGTATTTGTTGATTGTGATGCTCAATTTCTTTTTAAAAAATCTATGTTATCAAGAGAAGATTATAAAGAAAAAACTGTTTTGAATAAGTGGTATTTTGGTAAAGGTTCTACATGTGATGTTGGATATGATATACCACAAGAAATTTATGATACGATTAAATTAACAGGATATACTGTATGTCATAACTGGCCAAATATGCAAAATTTACAACCGATTGGTCAAAAGGACATTGATGTTTGTGCTGTGTGGCAAACAATACATCCACCAAATAACTACAATTTTGGTGTAGAGACCGGTCAATACTATACAAAACATAGACAAGGTGGGTGGAATGAGTTAGAAAAGATATCAGACAAGTATAATATTGTTGCTCAAAAGTTACCACCAGATGTTACAAAAAATGTCATGGAGAGATCAAAGATAGGAATATCTCCATATGGACAATGTGAGGTTTGTTACCGTGATTTAGAGATAGTTCAACACGGTGGATTATTAATTAAACCCGACATGAGTAAAGTAATTACTGAGCCTGATTTTTATAAACCAATGGAAACTTATGTACCAGTTAAACCCGATTGGTCTGATTTAAATGAAACTATTGAAAAAGTGCTTGCTAATTATAAAGATTATCAGTATATTATAGACAATAGTAGAAAAAAACTAGTGGAAATGTTTGCTTATCACAATGTAGGTATGTATTGGTATAACTTTTTTGCTAACTTAAATGGAGTAGAGAGTGAGTAAGATAACATCAGTAATACCAACATATAATAATTTACCATTTTTAAAATTAACTGTGCAATCTATTCGACAAAATTGTTACTATCAAGATCAACCTATTATTATTTTTGCTGAGAACTGTACAGATGGAACTAACAATTGGTTGGATGCTAACTATAATCAACTTGGGATTGAATATTATATAGAAAGTGGTACAGACAGAGAGGATCAACGAGGTATCGGTGGTGGTATTGATTATTGTGTGAGTAAGGTAAAGACAGAGTTTGTCAACATATTACATTCGGATTTTTGGGTAGCACCTAATCAAGATATTGAGTTATTGAAACTATATGATGACATAGAACCAGGTGAAAGATTGATTGCTTCATCATTTAGGGTTCAACCAAATATATTTCCAAATGATCCACCTTACAGACCTGGTACAGTGTTCGTAGATTTTGATGAGTTTGGTGAACATGAAGATAATTTTGATGATGAGTATTTTGATAGATGGGCTACTGAGTTTACAAAAGATAATGATATTCAAATTAGAAAAGGTGGTGGTGCTGGTTACTTCTGTAGAGTAGAAGATCATATAAACATTGGTGGTAACGATCCTATATTCCAACCTATGTATTGGGAAGATAAGGATTTGTTCATGAGAATGCAAATGGAAGGTTATAAATTTATCATGACAAGTAAGTCTCTGATTTGGCATTTCACATCAAGAACATCAAGATTTCCCAATGGTGAGAGAGAATTAGATAATAATAAAAGACCAGCACATATAGTTCGTTGGGAACAAAGAGCTATGCAAAGATTTATAGAAAAGTGGGGACGACTACCTGGTGAAGATGAAGATTCATTTGTAATCCCCATTGAAGGAACTAATAACCCTAATAAAATAGAGTGGCCGTTTAAATGAAAATAGAACAAAAAATAGGTGTGGTCGGTAATGGATTTGTAGGAAATGCTGTTCAGTTTGGTTTTTCACAAAAAGTAGGTTGTGATGCTGAGGTTAGAGTTTACGATAAAGATCCAAGTAAATCAACACATGAATTAGAAGAAACAATTAATAAATCTGATCTGATATATCTGTCAGTTCCAACTCCAGCAAATGAAGATGGTTCAATTAATCTTGATATACTAACTGATGCTCTTAGTGACATAGATAAAATATCAGATAAAGATAATTACATACTGATAAGATCAACTGTAGTACCAGGAACTACTCGGTCTTTACAAGAGAAGTTTCCAAAATTAAACTTATTATTTAATCCTGAGTTTCTAACTGAAAGATCAGCTAATTCTGATTTTATAAGTCAAGGTCGTTTTATTATTGGTAGTGGAGATTCACATAAAAGTGCTTTAGGTTCAGAACTTTTTGTTAATTTAATTAGACAGAGATTCGGTGATTGTATATCCATATTAGAAACAACTTACGAAACTGCTGAAATGATTAAATATATGAGTAATTGTTTTTTTGCAACTAAAGTATCTTTTATGAATGAGATGTATCAGATTGCTAAAAAGTGTAAAATTAATTGGAAACAAGCTGTAGATGGGTTCGTTGCTGATGGTAGGATTGGACACTCACATTTGAATGTGCCAGGTCATGATGGTAAACTTGGTTTTGGTGGTAGTTGCTTTCCAAAAGATGTTCAAGCTATGAGAAATTTTGCTGAATCTGTTGGTGTAAACCCAAGTATTTTGGCAGCCGTTTGGAGAAAAAATTTAGAAGTGAGACCTGAACAAGATTGGAAAGAACTCAAAGGAAGAGCTGTTGTTGATGAAGAATAAAATCATATTAATATTAGGTGGTACTGGTGCTCTAGGTAGAACTTTAATGAAAAGGTACTATCAAGATAACACGATAATAGTTTTTTCTAGAGATGAACACAAACACTATGAGTTACTAAAAACTTATCCTGATTTTATCTCTGTAATAGGTGATATAAAAGATAAAAATTCAATTAGAAATACTCTTAATAGATATTGTCCTGATGTTGTTATAAATACTGCTGCTCTAAAACATGTCCCAATATGTGAAGATAATCCATTTGAAAGTGTAAAAACAAATATAATCGGTCATCAGAATGTAATAGAAGAATGTGAAGCAAATGGAACTGTTAAAACTTTAATATTTGTCTCAACTGATAAAGCGTGTAAACCAATAAATGTTTATGGTATGTGTAAAGCTATAAGCGAACAATTGTATGTTAGTTACGCTAAACAACAAAGAGACACTAAGATAGTAATAGTCAGATATGGTAATGTGTTAGAATCGACTGGCTCAGTTATTCCATTTTTCAAAAGTATTTTAGAGAATAGAGTTTTAGATTATATACCAATTACACATTTAGATATGACTAGATTCTTATTGACTTTAGAACAAGCCACGGATTTGATTCATTGGGCTTATGAATATGGTGGTTCACATGGTAAGATTGCTGTTCCTAAAGTAAAGTCACTGAAAGTTGTTGATATTGCTGAAACTCTTATCAATCATTATAAACCAACTAATGGGTGGTTTGAGGGTATAAAAGAAGTTGGTATTAGACCTGGAGAAAAACTACATGAGGAGATGGTATCTAGTGAAGAGTGGATGAAAACTGAGGAGTTAGACAATTTCTTGTTAATTGGAAATAAGAATGTAAATAAAGAAATACATTCTTATAACTCATTGGACTACCTAATGGATAGTTCTGAGGCTAAGGACTTTTTAAAGGAGAGTAAAGTAATATGGTAAAGGTTTTGGTATTAGGTCATACGGGTATGTTGGGTAATTGTGTTCACAAGTATTTTTCATCATTTCAAAACATAGAAACCTTTACTGTTGATGGTAGATGGCCTGATGACCACTTCTTAACAGATATTGTAAATATGGGTGTGGATTATGTAATAAATTGTATTGGTGCTATTCCACAGAGAACTAAGGATTTTGATATTAATTATGAATTACCAATATGGTTAGATAAAAACCTAGAGTGTAGAGTGATACATCCTGGCACAGATTGTGAAATGGATAATGATCACTATGGTGTGTCAAAGGTAAATGCTTCGGACTATATAAAGATTGATGGTATGAGAACTAAGATAATTAAAACATCCATAATAGGACATGAGTTGAATAGTTCTAACAGTTTGTTAGATTGGTTTTTAAATAGCAAAGGTAGTGTATCGGGTTATAGTCAAGCTATGTGGAATGGAAATACAACTTTGGAATGGGCTAATGTGTGTTTACAGTTAATAAATGATTGGGATATGTGGGAAATCGAAACTATTATTAAATCTTATTGTATATCTAAATTTGAGTTGTTGACAGAGATAGCAGATATTTACGACAAGGATATAGAAATAAAATCAGATGCGTCTGTGGTTGCTGATAAATGTTTAGTAAAGGGTAAACAGAGAAATCCAATTACTATTCAGTTAAAAGAATTGAAGGAGTTTTATGGTTATTGATGTTAATCCTGAATTTGGATACGAGATAGGTTGTTCCATACCTTACGCGTATTGGTTACATAAGAATAATCAATTAGAAAAGGTAATTACTAGTAAAGGTATGAAACCATTTTACTATTTTTGTGATAATGTAGAGGAAAAATATGAACATAGAAGTATAGATAATTTAAATAACGGAGTTCAGAATTTACCTAACACGTGGATACATCATAATGCTATTGCTAACTTCGGTAAAGATTACAGTGAGTTAACAGAAGAAGATAAAACAAAAGCTAATGGTTGGTTAGATTATTCACAATGGGAGTGTCCACCTTACAGACAAGAATACTATGATGAAAACCTAAATTTACCAAATAATTTTATCGTTATTTCTAATAGATATAATTTAGAGCATGGTGAGTTACCCGTTGGATATTTTGATATTGATTGTTTGAATGAAATCTTTAATTACTTACGAAGCATTGGTTTGAGTGTAATTTATAAAAGACCTAGAAACACCGAATTTACCAGAGATCCAAATGAATTATTAAATTTAGATATCGAACAAAATGGACTTACCGATTATGATTTGGTAAAAAAACATCCTAATGTGTTCTTGATGGACGAGGTGATACATAATAACAATTTATCTTATAATGTAGGGCAATTAAAAATATTTTCAAAGTCTAGAGGATTTATATCTATGGGTGGAGGTTCTAGTATTCTCTGTAGTTGTTTTGGAGTACCAGTAGTAATCTATGTAAATACATCTTGTGATGTTAGACCAGGATATTTTGATAATAATTCATATTTCAGAAAACTATCTAACGCTCCAATTTATCCTACAATAGATAAAAAGAAGGAGATAAAACAGAGAGGACATAGAGATTATAATGAATTACATCAAAACATAAGGAGAGCATTCGGTGGATAAATTACAAGAATTATTGACCATCACCATGGAGGAGTGTGGTGAACTTATCCAACAATGTAGCAAAGCAATCCGATGTAATGATTACCATGATAATAAAAAACTTATACAAGAAATTGCAGATGTATATTGTATGATTGAGTTGATTCACGAATATGATTTGGTTAGTTGGGATGATATCGATGCTGGAGTATTGAAGAAAATAGAGAGATTAAAAAAATGGAGTAGTTTATATGAGTGATAAAGTAATAAGTTTTATACAACCAAGTAGAAACAACTTAAAGTATTTACAGTGGAGTTATAACTCTATCAGAAAGAATCTTGGATACCGACACGAGATATGCTGGGCTGATGATTTCTCCGATGATGGTACATGGGAGTGGATGAATGAGATTATCAAGAAAGACCCGAATGTAAAGATACATAGGAATGAAGGACCTACAAGGTTAGGACACACCATTCTGTATGATACGCTGGTAGATATGGCGACAAGTGATATCGTTATGATTTATCACGCTGATATGTATGCTTGTCCTAATTTAGATACAGAAATACTAAAACATTTAGAACCAGGTAAAGTAGTCAGTGCCACTCGTATAGAACCACCATTACATCCTGATGGTCCTGAAAAGATATTAGAGGATTTTGGTATAGAACCAGAGGAGTTTAAAGAACAAGATTTACTTAGTTTTGTTGATGAAATACAAAGTGGTAATGGTTTATTGTATGGTCCTCTTAAACTTGGTCAAGAGACAAGTCAAGGTATCTTTGCTCCTTGGGCTGTCTATAAGGAAGACTTCACAAGTATTGGTGGACATGATCCATTATATGCTCCACAGAGTAAAGAAGATTCTGATATATTTAATAGGTTTGTGTTGAATGGATACGAATTAATTCAGACTTGGAAAGGGTTTGTGTATCACATGACCTGTCGTGGTAGTAGATTTGCTGATGGAGCTCAAAGAAATCCTGATGGTCAAGTCTTTATGAAGAACAGAGAGACAGATGAGTGGTTAAAACAAAATGAAAGATCAACTCGTAACTTTATTCGTAAGTGGGGACATTTTGTGAAACATGATTCAATGATGATGCCAATAATACCACCGAAGTATAATATTGGATTTATGGTAGATAATTGTGGACTTGAACATTTATCAGCATTAGAGCCGTGGTGTAGTGATATTTATGGTGATTGGGTTGGACATAAGGGGTTTCATGTGAACAAATATATTGAAGAGGAACAACCTAATACTGATTTTAGTTTGAGTAAAAAAATACATACACAACATAGTAATCTTAAAAATGACATAATGGTTTATATTGATTGCTCTAAATTAAATAATCAAAACTTTCAAATGTTGACTCAATTACCAGAGATATTACAAGATTCAGGTGAAATAGGTGAGTTTGATCTAGATATTTTCAATATAAAAGTCAATTCTTTACAAACATATGAAAAAGATTTAATTATTTGTAAGACTAAGTAATACTTATAAGTGTAACAGGAGTTATATAATGAATAAACTAGGTTTACATATCACAAATTTAATGCTCACAATCAGAGATACAGAAGAGAAACCTTTTGTTAGAGAACTAGCACTAGAGGAGTTGAAAAAACTCAATAGTGATGTCTCTAGGTTTATATTTGAGTGGATTGATGAGATAGAAGAATTGACTTCGGGATTTGGAAGTCAAAGAGAACCAAACAATCAAATGGAATTGGAGTTATAAATGACAAATGAACAGTTAGATGAACTACAGAATATTAGAAATGCTGTAGATGATCTGTACAAGAAATTAGATGTAGAGTTGTATGAAAAGAAATTAGCTGCTAAAGTTAGTTATCATAAGATTAAACCATCAAGTTTAATCACTTCTAATTTACAATATATAGTACAAAAACTTAATTTATTACAAGAAGCTGGAGAATAATATGTCAAACGATCACGCTCAAGATAGATACGATCCACCAGGTGTGGGTAGTGACTTTGAACAACAACAATATGGTGATGTAGTTAAGGGTGAGATATTTAGAATAGCACCTAAGAATTCTGCTAAGAAATATCGTAAGATAGATGAAATGATATGTCACGACATAGAGGAAAATCTAACCACTAGATTTAATGCGGATTTAAAAGTATATGTCAAGTCGTAGTTTTGAAAAACCTATTCGGATTCCTGGTAAACAGATAGCAGTAACTCAAAAGATGATTGAAGATGCACAAGCTGTTACTAAATCTAACAGCGCTGCTGCTCGTTGGCTAGGAGTTCATTACCTAACTTATCGTAAATATGCTAAGATATATGGATTGTGGGAAAGACACTTGAATCCTGAAGGAGTTGGTATTAAGAAAGGATATGGTAAGTATAGAAAACCACTTGACCAACTGCTGAGTAAAGAAAATAGAAAGGTTAGATTAGGTTTGACATATCTAAAAAACAGATTGATTGATGAGGGTTGGGTACAAGAAGAATGTAGCTCTTGTGGTTACAACGAGGTTGTGCTTGGTAAAGATAGAGTTCTACTTAGGATTGACTTTATAGATGGGAATAGAGACAATCATAGAATAGATAATCTACGATTACTCTGCCCTAATTGTTATTTTTCATTTAACGGTCAGTTCCCATCATCAGGTAATTTCTAGTGAAAGGTAGATTGAAAGAAAACTATTTTTCTGCTGATGGAGCATTATACAAAGATGATCAAGTCACGATTCACACAATTGATCAGATCACAAATAAGTTTCGTGTAGAAAGTAAAGATGGTAAATTATACACAGTGCCACAAGATAAAATAGTGCTTGACAAAAAGTAATTTTCTTCGTAAATTAGGTTTATGATAGATAGACTTGTAGCAGATAAATTACAACATCCTGACATGTTGTCTTCGTTTCGGATAAGAGAATCGAAGGTAATAAATTGCTTAGTAAATCATAACG